TTGTTATTGTATGGTATCTAGTAAATTTGTATATTGGTAATATGAAAAACGATGAAGAGTCTTTTTATTTAGAGGGTGATTTTGGTGATGAGATGTCAGATAGTATACGAGCTATTAAGTTCAACATGGATAATATGGATGATGTAGCTTTTGAGGTAGGGTTTAATAATACCAGGAAGATTTTATTTGGTAAGGTTACTTATGAGCAGTTATTGGGTATTGCTCGTGAGAAGAATTTGATGTTGTTTTTAGGGCACGACCCCGATGAGGGTATTACTGATGAGGTTATTGATGATATGTTGGGGTATTATGAGGATACTGAGCAGTATGAGATATGTGTAGAGATCCGCGATTTTTTATTGGCTCGGGATTCTAGTTTGGAGAAGTAGGTTATAATGATTATATTATAAGGTATAATCAGTATCAATTATGGCTGCGAAAAAAGAATCAACGAGTTTAAAACCAGTGAGGGGTAAGATTCGTCGTCCTGGTATTCACTCTAAGAAGAGGTCTAGTGTATTAAAAACTAGCAAAAATTATAGTAAGCGTTATAACCGACAAGGTAGGTAAGATGTTAAACAATTTACTGAACATTTTTAATTTAATCAAGATAGGTTCTCGCCGGCAGACGTTGGAGAGTAGTGATTTGTTCATGCTTGGTGTTAAAAATGGTAAGTATGATGGGGATTATAGACCTGCTATTATTAGTTGGCAGGACTTGATTAACTATATAAACTTGAGTACTCCTGCTGCGGGTGGGTTATTTTCTCAAACTGTTGATGGGCCTGTTGTTACTAATACTACTGTTGAGTCTAGTATATTAGGTACTGGTGTTGGTAGTTTGAGTGTTCCCGCGGGGGCTTTTAGAGTTGGTGATAGTTTCCATGTAGTTATTATTGGCCATTTATCCTCTAAAAACAATGATGATCTGCGTATAAGAGTTAAGTCAGGAGCTGTGGTATTAGTTGATACTGGTTTTATAAATATGCCAGGATTAACTAATAAACATTTTGAGTTAAACATTGACTTTACAGTACGAGCAATTGGCGGTGCTGGTGTAGCTAGTATTGCTAGCGGTGGTCAGTTTACTTATATAAAGAATGCTTCTACTACTTTTGAGGGGGCTGATTTTAGTGTTGTAAACAATACAACTTTTGATACTACTGTAAATAATACGCTTGATCTTACTATTGAATGGAATGCTGCAGATGCTTTGAACTCTATTTATACTGAAATTGTAACATTATCTAAAACTTATTAACCATGTCAATTGGAAATATAAAAACGTATGGTCAAAAGGGTAGTAATATGCCCTACCAGCTCAAGGTACTTGAGGGGTTGCAAGCTTTATTTACTTCATTATCTACATTTGTTGGTAATACAGGTAGTTCTACTGGGGCTTTATTGTCATCTACTGGAGCGGGTACTGTAGCTGTTGCTACAAAATCTGTTTCTATTTATAATGCTGGCGCCGCGCCGGGCACTGTAAATGTAAATGGTGGTGGTAACGTTAGTATACCTGGTGGTGTTACTTTGAACTTTGATGCTGGCACTGCGTCTAAATATCCTACTAGTCATTTTGCTTACAACGCAACTGGTACAACCTTTATTATTAGTTATACTTACTAATGGGTAATAACATTAACATAGGTAAATACCTTGGATCTAAGGTAAGGGGTATTGAGCCGCCAATTGTAGGCGCTTCGTATTTCTTAGACTTGTATCCTGGTGCAAATGCAGCATTTTCTTTGCGTAAACAGAGGAGCACTTATACAGGTAATGCTGTGCGCGTGCGTAGGAGTACTGATAATGCCGAGTTAGATATACCTTTTATTGGGAATGTTGTAGACACAGCTACAATAACTAGTTTTTGTAGTGGTGCAAATGGCTTTGTGACCACAATATATGGTCAGGATCTTGGGTTAAATAATGCCAGGCAACCTAACTTGTTGAATCAACCAAAGATTTATGATTCAACAACTGGTGTAATCACTTATAATTTGAGACCTTCAATTTTATTTGATGGGTTAAACGATTATATGATCATTGATACTGCTATTCCTATAACTAGTCATTCTATATTTGATGTTGTTGCTGTTACGAATGTAACAGCCTCTACACCAGCAATGCTTAAGTATGGGGGATCTCCTTCAACTGCTATTTTTTCAGAAATGTTGTATGGTTATGGTGCTATTAGTAGTACATTGACAAACGAAACTGAGTTTTTTACTACGTTGCGAGCAGGTCAAATTTATGGATATGGAGATACTACTTCACCCATAAATGGTCAAGTGTTAAACTCTGTTGTTTATATATCTAATACTTCTTTTACTGCACGCAGAAATAACACTACACTGTCATTAGTTACAGCAATAACTAGTGGTTTTAATAATGTTGTTGAACCTGATGATATAAAGTATATTGGTGGTCGTAATAATAGTACTTTAAATTTTAATGGTCATATGCAGGAGATAACGATTTACAATAGTGAACAAACTAGTATTGTTGCTCCCGCAACTTTAAATATAAATTCATACTACAATGTCTATCCGTAATGGTTATAAATATAATACCGAGCAAAGTGCGATCTTAGCAAAATCTGCATGCGCTGCGTATTATGGTATTCCAGTAAATGATACTAATGTTACACAAGAGTATGTAGATTACTACTATGCTAGTCAAAATGTTCCTGTATTCTGGTATATTCTTTATGCTGAACCTTTGTTGCCAGTACTCGGTGTACCAACTGAGTTTGAACTAAATGATAATATGTCGTAGCGGTGAAACAAACTTGGGCAGATAGGCAAAAACAACACGTTCACTTTAATTGGGATGTGGTTGAAGTCCTTACAAAAGGGGGTTCAGGCAATAGCTATTTGGCTGATGATGGTACATATAAACCAGTATCTAGTGGTGGAGGTGGTATACCTGTAGTAGGTGAATACAGACATGACTGGGTTGCACCTTATTCTTACTGCGGCACCGCGCCCACGGGGGCACTAGATACAGATCCAGTGTGGCAAATTGACAGGCTAGAAATAACAAATACCGGTGATGTAATATTTTCATCTGCGTATAATGTTGCCTGGACTAACAGACTCACGGCTACATATAGCCCGGGACAGCTTCTCTTACAAACAGAAAGTGATTGGGTAAGTCCTTATAGTTATTGCGGGGTGGCACCAATAGGTGTACCACAAACCGATCCCTTTTGGGATATAGATAGAATCCAAGTAAATAATAACGGAAGCACTACAACACTTAGCGCTAATAATGTCGCGTGGACTAATAGATATATAGTACCTTATACTTAATTGTTATGAACTACACAGAAGTTTTTAAAGAATCTCCTAATAAATCTAGAGTGCTACAACCTACTGGGATTGTATTGCATCACTCTGCAGGTAATTTTGTGGGCTCAGAATCTTGGATTTTATCCCCAAAAAGCAAGGTGTCATACCATTGTTTAGTAAACACTGATGGGAATAGAACTATATTAGTCCCTGATAATAAAAGGGCATGGCATGCTGGTGTATCTTCTTTTAAAGGCAAGCAACATTGTAATAACTTTCTGTTGGGTATAGCGGTAACTGGTAATACTAGTAAGCGTTTACTAAATGAAGATGAGATTAATAGTGTTGCTGAATGGTGTGTAGCCAAAATGAAACTCTATAACTTTGGTATTGACAGGATAACTACACATCGAGAGATATGCCCAGGGAGAAAAGCTGATGTAGATCCAAGAGCTGAAAAAGCTATCAAAGAAATGATTCTGGAAATGTTAAATAATAATCATTGAAACTATGAATACTAATAAACCTATTGTTGTTGAGGGAGTTACCTATGATAAGGTGGCGGCATCTTTATCATCAATGCCTCTATTCAGAGAAGAAGAAATTGGTCAAACTGTAGCAATTAGACTACAGTATTACACCCATGATGAAGATGGTAATGTAATTAGACCTGAAGACCTATCTCAATATGATGTACCTATTGTATATGGAGATGTAACTACTTCAGGTGATACAGATGCATTAACTGCATTTGCCAAGATTACCGAGGCATTACAAGAGTACATTAACGCTAAAGGGCTTTAAGTTATGGCTAATTACAAGGCCGTAGCAAACGGCAACTGGTCAAACTTGGCAACATGGCAAGATAATTCAAGCGGCAGTTTTGTAGCTTCTACGGTATTGCCGGGGGCAAGTGATGATGTATATTCAAATAGCTACCAAGTTACTATTGACCAAAATATTACAGTTGCGTCTATAAGAAACAATTCAACAACAGGAATAGCAAGCGGATCATATAGTGGATTTTATATAACTGCATCTAGAACATTAACATTTACAGGTTTAGGTGTATATAAAATAGCTCCAAATTTTGAAGGTTGGTGGATGAGTCTAATTTATATTACTGGCTCAAACCTGACCTTAAATATAATTGGAAATATAACCAATGATACAACTGGAAACTCAGGAGCACTAAATATGTCAGGCTCCAATGTAACTGTTAACATAACTGGCAATATTATAACAGGGCCTTATCAAGGTGACCAACATGTGGTTTTTGTTGGTGCAAACTGCACAGTTAACCATACTGGTAATGTGTATGGAGCAACGACATCAAATACATCGCTTAACGGAAGAGCTATTGTAATCGCAAATAATGGAGTATATAATCTGACTGGGAGTGCTATTGCTATGGCTGGAACAGAGGTTATTTCTTCTTTACCGTATGGAAATACAAATGCCCAGTGCAATATTATAGGTAGCACTATATCAGCTGGACAAATTGTTGTATATGGCACTGTTCTCAAAATGGCTGGAATTATTTATAATTTCAATGACTTTAGTGTTGCTCCTTATATGATTAAAACTTTTGATGGTCAACAATTAGAGTGGAGGACAAGAAGTACTACAAATGTTTTAAATCCATTATATACTGCCGGAGTGGCCACAGGTCACCCAGCAAAGGCAAATGTGCGTACTGGTGTAGTTTACGGCCCAACAAATAACCTAACTGGAATTTGTGCTGTACCTCCTGCAGCAGCAGTAAGTATTGGTGTACCAGTAGATAATACAGTAGGCACAGGTTATCTAAATGCTACAGATATCTGGAATGTACCACTAGCAAGTATCACTACACCTAATAGCATAGGAGAAAGATTAAAAGATGCATCTACAGTACAAAGTACAGGTGCTCAATTAGCAGCATTCTTGTAATACCCGCAAAAAAATTGTATATTATATAGTAAGTTAAAACAATGGAAAAGATTTCATATAAAAGCGCAATACTAGCCTATATTTCAACACTGATTACATTTTTTATGCCCCTGGCACCTTTGTTAGTGCTAGTATTTTTTGCGGTAGTTGCTGACACCTTTGTTGGCCGGTGGTATGCTAAAAGAGAAGGTAAAGAAGTAACAAGTAAAAAAACTAGGGAAGGCTTTACCCTAAAGATGATGACCTATGGCGGAGGTCTAGTATTCATATATCTTTTAGATGTATGGATTCTTAACAAGTTTGTACTGCATTATTTTCCGCAAGATTATCTTTCAACATTATTCACTGCGCTCTTTTTAATATGGATAGAGTACACATCTGTTGATGAGAAAGTTAAATGGACTACGGGAAAAGGTATAACAGACAGAGTATTTGAGTTTGTGAATAAGATTAAAAAAACAATCAAAACACTTGTTGATTTTCGTGAGCAACGTAATGTTGAATAATTTTAATACCTAATTGGTAGTTTATGAGCCTAGAATTATTTGATAGAATTGTGCGCTACGTATCACTGTTTGGTATTGGGATGATCATATTTTTCATGCTTGATAAATACTTTACTGTTGATGAGCCTCTTGACTCAACGACTAAACTTGAATTAGAGCTCTATTCTCTTGGTAAGAAGATTGATTCAGTAAATACAGAAATTAAAACTTTAAATGTGCAAGCTGATAAAATATCAAACCAGGTTAATATTACACTGGTAAACGTCAAACAAATTAAAAAACAGCGTGATGAAAAAGTTAATTATGTTAGTCATCTTAGCGATTCTGCCTCATTTGTGTTTTTCGCAAGTTGGATATCCCAGGATTATAGTTCTAGAAAGTGATACGGTTGTAGCTATTTCCCGGGCCCAGGTTAAGAACCTTAATTTACTTCATGTAAACTATGACTTTGCTAGTATTCAGCTAGATAGTTTAGAAAGAGTTGCCACAGATTGTCAGGAATTAATCCTGATTAACAAGGACTTACAACGGTCTATAATTACAAAAGATTCTTTGGTATATAATAAGGATAGTGTTTATACTGAAATTATTACTGTAAAAGACAAAAATATTAACAAGCTAGAAAGAAAAATTAAGAAAAGAACTGTAATAGGAAGTGTGATTGGTGGTCTACTTGTTATTTTAATTGTTATATTTGCTGCGTCTTAATATGTGTTTTTTGGTTATATGATTCCCCGCAGCTGGTCACTGCGGGGTTTCTTTTTTGTACACTTTAAATATTTTTTGTATATTTGTGTAAACTTTATCAATATGGAAAACCAACAAGAACACCTAAGTCCAGAACAACTTGAAATGCGTAGAGAAGAGTTAGATGCGCATTACAAGAAAACTATTCCTTTCTTAAAGAAGCAACTTGAGTATGAAGAGTTGCTTACTAAGATTGAAGAAACGCGTGCTAACAGGTTTATGATTCAAGTAAAGGTTGCTCAGTTTATGGCACCAGAACCTGAAGAAGAACCTAATCCAGATTCTGCTGGTGATCCTGCATCTCGTAAACTAAAAAAAGCATAAGATGGCAATAGTTAATCAAGTTCAAAAAAGAACTAGATTAAGTGTTGCTGACATTATCAAGTATCAGTTCTGGCACCACTGTTTAGTTAGTGGTATTAACATTACTGAAACTGAAATTGAATGTCTATCACATCTTGCAGTATTGGGTGAGTTTGAGTTAATTCCTTTTTGTCAACACATAGTTGATCAAGATATTCTCTCAAATCCTCAATCTGTAAGAAATCTGGTGGTAAAGCTGCAAACTAAAAATCTAGTTTTTAAACGTAAGAAGTCTAGGACTATTTACGTAAACTCTGATATAAAGATAGTTACTGAGCATCCTGTATTTTTGGATATTAAAATGATATCTAATGACCCCGTATAAGTTTAAATTATTTATTCCAGAAGTTGCTGAAGACATGAATATGTCAGAAGCAGACCTTACTAAGATAGTTGATTTTTACTATAAAGAATTACGTCAGGCCCTCATTAAGCTTAAATACAAAAAGATTAGAGTTGATGGTCTTGGTGATTTTAATTTGCGCGAAAATGTTGTTAGACGTAAAATTGAAAAATACAATCGCATCGTAAACTTTTCTAAAAAAGATACGATGCAAGACTATAAACTAGTAAAACTTTATGAAGAAGAGTTAGTAGACTTGGAACGCGGTTTAGCGTATATAGTTGAAGATAAACAACGCATGAAAAACTTTTATGATGAAAAAAATAGATCTTCTCAAAATATGGAACAACAAGGAGAAAATTCTTGAGGGTATCAAGAACTCCATTTTTACATCTGAAAGTGTAGAACAGATTGCAGATGGGCGCATGTCAATTTGTAAAAAGTGCCCTTACATTGACAAAAAGGGTAAATCTTGTTTAATGCCAGGTACCCAACCGTGTTGTTCATTATGTGGCTGTAATCTTAAATGGAAAACACGTTCTTTGTCTAGCGCCTGTGATGATGATCGCTGGGACGCGTTAACAGATGAAGAAACAGAAAATCAAATAAAGTCTAACCTTAATCTAGAATACTAATGGCTTTTCAAAAATGTCCTGTTTGTTTGGGTAAAGGTGTCTGCCCAACAACAATAAATACAACTGAGATTTGCCCAACATGTTATGGCAAAAGAATTATCAATGAAATTACTGGTTTACCACCAGACTTCGTTGAAAACATATTTTCAAAAATCAACCCAAATAACAACTCAATTAATCATGGCAGTAAAATTTCTCCCGGAGACTCATACTTACATCTCGACGAATGACTCTGATAATATTAAGTGGACAAGCGTAACATCTGTAGTAAGTAAATTCAAAGAACCATTTGACGCAGTATCACAAGCCAAGAAGTCTTCTGTAAATAAAAGATCTAAATGGTATGGTATGGCACCAGCTGAGATTCAAAATATTTGGAAATCAGAGTCTGAGCGGGCTATGTCGCTGGGTACCTTTTACCACCAACAAAGAGAGACTGATCTATACTCTTGTGATACAATAACTATTGAAGGTCGTGCACTACAGATTGTAAAACCTATTGAGTTTGACGGTGTAAAACATGCACCAGAACAAAATCTTGTTGAAGGTATTTACCCTGAACATTTTGCATATCTTAAGTCAGCACGTATATGCGGTCAAGCAGATAGAATTGAGATTATTAATGGTAAGATCAACATCATCGACTATAAAACTAACAAGGAGATAAAACGCGAAGGTTTTAAAACTTGGGATGGGGTTAGTAAAAAAATGCAAAAACCATTAGGTCATCTTGATGATTGTAATTTTAACCACTATGCCCTGCAGTTAAGTTTGTACATGTACATGATCAACAAACACAACCCTCGCTATAAACCAGGTAAAATGGAAATCCACCATATTGAGTTTGAAAGCTCTGGTACAGATAACCATGGCTATCCTATTTATCTTAAAGATGAGCGTGGTGAGTTTATTGTTAAACGTGTAAATGTTATCAATGTACCCTATTTAAAGAGAGAAGTCATTGACATCATTAAATTCCTAGGATAAATGGCTATTTTAAATGCTATGTAAGAGCATCGCATTTTACTAAAAAGATAAAAGACAGAGAAAATGGTGAGAATATTTGATATCCAAAATGGTGCAGTTGTTCCTACAGAACACTGTTATACAATGCGTAGTCTTAAAGCAATTATGGATGAATATCCAGAAAACTATCTTAAGATCTACCAGTATGCCTTTTATATGACATGTATGAATCCTGACCTTAATCCATTCTTTGATGTACCAGATATTGATCGTGAAGAACTTATTCTTAATGAACTTGAAGCTGAGTTTTCAACTGAGGATGAGATGATTATGAATGCTGTTGACGTTTTAAAAAAGCTATACGAAACACCAACTTCGCGCGCGTACAGGGGAATAAAAACAATGCTTGACCGGTTAGCAGACTATATGGAGAATACACCAATCGAGCATGGTCGCGATGGTAATATTAACTCTCTTGTAAATGCTGCTGCAAAGTATCAACAGATTCGTGAAAGCTTTAAAGGCGCATTTCGTGACCTTAAAGATGAACAACAATCTTCAGTTCGCGGGGGACAATCACTAGCATATGATCAGTAGAAGTGGTTTAAAGTTTTATGAGAGAATACCAACCTGGCGTAATGGCAACTGGGAAGTAACAGAATTTGGTAGCAGGGATGAATTTAAAGAGTTCTTGTTACCTCTTTTTAAGGAGCCCGGGAAGTATGAATTTAATGAAGATACTGCAATATTTAATGAGCAGGCTACAATCTTCAATAAACAAAACTACTACTGTGCGTCTCCTACAAAGAGCAAAGACTTTGTTACATACTGGGATGATCAAAAAAACAAGAATAGAAATGGAACAATAATTATCTCTGGTAGTAAAACATGGTATATATGTAGAGACTACTATATGTGGTTAAACTTCTTACCTATTTATGATAAAGAAGAAAACACCTTTGGTTTTGCTAAAATTAGAGATGCTCAGTATCATATGGCATTATATGAGTTACTAGCTGAGTTACACTACAAGCATTCAGCAATATTAAAAAAGCGTCAGATAGCTAGTTCATATTTTCACTCCGCTAAATTTATAAATCAAATATGGTTTGAAGAAGGTATCACCTTAAAAATAGGTGCTAGTCTTAAAGATTACATTAATGAGAAAGGTACCTGGAAAATGCTAGACGAGTATGCTGCTTTTTTAAATGAGCATACAGCTTGGTATAGACCATTTAGCCCAGATAAAACATTAATGTGGCAGCAAAAGATTGAGGTTAAAAAGGGTAATCGTAAAACCGAGGTTGGTCTTAAAGGTACTATTCAAGGTATGTCATTTGAAAAGGATCCTACAAATGGTGTTGGTGGCCCATGTAAATACTTCTTTCATGAAGAAGCAGGTATTGCACCAAAGATGAATGATACCTTTGAGTATATACGCCCTGCAATGAAATCTGGGTTTATTACTAGTGGTATGTTTATAGCAGCGGGTTCTGTTGGTGATCTTGACCAGTGTGAGCCACTAAAAGAGATGATTCTCAAACCAGATATAAATGACATTTATTCTGTAGAAACTACACTTATTGACAAAGACGGTACTCTTGGTAGATCAGGGTTATTTATTCCAGAGCAATGGTCAATGCCACCATTCATTGATGCATTTGGTAATTCTAAAGTAGAAGAAGCTTTAACTGCATTAGACGAACAGTTTAATATATGGAGAAAAGAGTTACCTGCAGATAAGTATCAGTTGCGTATTTCTCAGCACCCGCGCAACATTGAAGAAGCGTTTGCTTATAGAAAAGAATCAAAGTTTCCTCAGCATCTGGTTAATGCCCAGATCAAACGTATTCAAGATAAAGAATACCCAATGGAGTTTGTGGAGCTTGTACGCGATGAGCACGACATTATTACAATGAAAGAAACCCGTAAATTACCTATTAATGAATTTCCTATTGCTAAGAACTCAAATAACAAAGAAAGCGTTGTTATCATTTATGAGCGCCCTGTTAAAAGTCCGCCTTTTGGTATGTATTATGCATCAATTGACCCTGTGGGAGAGGGAAAGACTACTACGTCTGACTCGCTCTGTTCGATTTTTGTATATAAAGCTCCTACGGAAGTTACAAAAGTTGAGGGTTCAAACATTACAAGTTATATTGAAGGTGACAAAATAGTAGCATCTTGGTGTGGTCGCTTTGATGATATTAAACAAACACATGAAAGACTAGAGAATATTATTGAATATTATAACGCGTGGACACTAGTAGAAAACAACGTTAGCTTGTTTATACAATACATGATGTTAAAACGTAAACAAAAATACCTAGTACCCAAAGATCAAATTCTGTTTTTAAAGGAGATATCATCAAACCGGGCCGTGTATGCAGACTATGGTTGGAAAAACACAGGTACATTATTTAAAAGTCATTTATTGTCATATGCTATTGAGTATCTTCAAGAGATCCTAGATCAAGATATTGCTGAAGATGGTTCTATAGTTAGCACAAAGTTTGGTGTAGAGCGGATACCTGATATTATGCTTTTGCGTGAAATGCAGGCTTATCATGATCGTCTTAACGTTGACAGATTAGTTGCATTTTCTGCATTAGTTGCATTTGCTAAAATCCAGCAAACAAACAGAGGTTATGCAAGACGTACAATTACTGATGACTCTAAATTGGTAAAATCAGATAAAATGACTAAATTTAATAATAGTCCGTTTAGACACATGGGTAAGTCTTTATTACCAGCTGGTATGAGGAGAAGCCCATTTAAAAATATGAAATAAGATGCAAATATATAACGCATTACAGATTAAGAATGGAGCAAAAGCTGATTACAATAGGCTAGGTAGCGTAACTCAGCCATTGCAGTTTATTCCTGATAAAGATAAATCAGATGAGTGGGCGGCTTGGAATGTTGACTGGTTAGAGTGGAATGGATTAAAGCAACTGCGCCGTAACGCGCGGCGCCTTATGAAGAACTACAAACTTGCAAAAGGTATTATAGATAAGACAGACTACATTGTTGAAGAAAATAATGAGATGTCTGATTTAATTGAAACACTAACTCAAGAAGATCATAGTGCACTAGAGCTAAAGTTTTATCCTATTATACCCAATGTAATTAACGTTTTAGTTTCAGAATTTGCAAAGAGAAACACTAAGATTACGTTTAAAGCTGTTGATGAG